ATTGCTAGTAACCCCTTCAGTAACTAGAACTCAACATATTAACGAAGTAAACGCACTGCGTAGCCAGAATAAGTTAAAATAGATTGTGCAATACGTTGCAATATGTTAAGGAGTAGAGAAGATTAAAAAACATCTAATTAGCTATCCGCCTAGAACTACTGCTTGCGGGCTTTACTATCCTAAGCATTTAGGAGAAGATGGCTTTGGCACTTACTTCATAGAGCATGTAACTTGTAAAAATTGTTTAAGAAGATTACACAAACTCAAAACTAGACCGCATCCTCAAAACCACTCTGATAAACCAACTCAATAGCTGGCTTGAATTTCAGGGCGGTCTTCTCATCGTCTAATTGGACTGGTAAATGTCCAGTCCTTTCTAATTCTGCTATAACGTAATCCTTCTGGTCGTTAAGGACAGACTCAAATACCTTGTTAAACATTTCCTCTTGACGTTCTGTTGACTTGGCGTATGTCTCCCAGTGTAAACGTTTCTGGTCGGCATCTAAGCCTTTAGATTTAGGTGTTTCATTACTTGTAATATTTATCTTGCCGCTAACAGGTGTAGGTATAAGGTTAAGAGGTACTAATAAAACGTCACCATTAGGAATAGAGTCATAGCCCTGCATAATACGGGCTTCATTGACTGTTAAATATCCGGCTCTCATACCGGATTCAGCCATTGCTATTTTCTGGTCAGTAGTTTCTTTTACGACTTCTTTATAGCCTATTTGTAGATTCTCTGAACGCCTGAACTTAGGAATAAGCTGTTCCTGAATCTTGGCTTTCTTCCAGTCTAATCTAGGCTTTATAACATTCTTGGCTAGTTGGTATTCAGCAGATTCAGCATTAGCCTTATTGACGTTCTCTGTTAATCCTAAAGAAGCCGGATGCATACCAAACACGCCTAGAATAACATCTCTATTCTTCTGCTTAAGATTGGGAAAGTCCATATCCTTAATCGTGTTTTGGATTTGTAGATATTTGCCACCACCTTCTAGGAGAGCTACCTGGTGAGCTTTGGAAACACCTTTGTATTTCTCACTCCATTGTTTCTTTAGCTTATCAAATTGCTCATCTGATAGATTATAGTCAAACTGTATAACACCATCCGGTCTAGCAGAGTTATAAAAGAATTGATTAACCCACTTATCAGCGTTTTGCTCTGCGTCTAAATTAATCCCAATAGCCTTAGCAGGTGCTAATCCCCTATATTGATTTAACGGGTTAGGATATTTGAAATGTATAATCTCATTTACATCAAAGGGAACTGCGTCTTCGCCCATGCCGTAAACATAACCCTTAACAAATGGAAAGCTCTTGGCAGGCACAACTGACATCTTGTTAGGATAGGGTAAGATAATCTCCGCAGGTTCACCAAGAGCATTAAAGTTTAAAGCCCAAAACGATTCACCAAGTAATTCATTGTAAATCGTATCTAATGCTATAAATTCATTTGAAGTCTGAAAGGGATTGACCTGTTTTAATAGTGTAAGAATCGGATGTTTGTAAATCTGTTTGGGTTTGTCCTGGTTAGAAGCATCAAATAAAATCCATTCAACCTCAGAACACCCTAGAGCTATACGAAAGACTACAGCGTGAAGCCAGCCTATGCTAGAATAGGCATTAAGAAACCCCTCAGTATTCATACTGGGAGGTGTTATTCCGCTATAATAGAAGTTGCGGTTAGGTATAGGGGACTTACGAAATAATTTATCTATAATGGACAATAAGTTACCCCTTGAAAAAGATTATGAAATGCAAAATGTGGAATTGAATGTGAGGTTTAAAGACATAAAAAGATAGGAGAAGTGCGCACTATATACTCTCCTACTTTAATTATACTTAGGAGGTGCGTATTTTGTCAAGTCTTTTCTTATAAAGACACTTCAAACAGAGATAACCATTATGTCGGGTTTTCCACTTAGGGTCTAGTTCGTTACCGCATACTCTACAGCGTTTAGGTATCATGGGGAGTTCGTTTATGGCACAGTATAATCTCAAGTATCCATTAAAAATATTTCTTCCAGCTATTGACAAATCGTCTCCTTTAGTTTATAATAAGGTCATGATTAAAGAAATACCAATGAATGAGTTAAGGTCATATATAAAAGCATGCCAGTGCCCCTTTTGCAAGAATGGGAAAGCTTATAAAGTATTAGCATTACACATTGCCCAAAAGCATCTAATCTCACGGCACGAGTTCAGGGAAATGGCAGGGTTAAATTCAGGCTCTAGTATATGTGACCCTGATTATAGCCAACAATGCGCAACACGCTTCACAAATCTTAGTGATGGGTTTCTATTCTTCAACCGTGCTATAACAGCTAAAACTAGAAGAAAAGAATGGCGTGCGGAAGGTAAAGAAAACAGATTAAAAGCTGCTAATAGACCGGAACGTAAAGTAGCTTTTAGAAAAGCAATAGAAAATCTAGATTGGAAAGCAATCGCAGCTAAAATCCCTCATGGGAAAAGAGTAGAAATATGTAGAATTGGTGGGATTGCATTGCGTGATAAACTTGGTAAACAAGGTGTTAAAAAACACATGGAATATATTAGGGGGCTCAGAACACCCGAATCTGAAAAAATTAGAATAGCCAATGCACAAAAAACAATGAACAAATATAGGCAAAATGATGAATGGCATGCTAAATGGCTAGTTGCAACAACCATAGGAAATCAGAAGCATGCCAAATTATCTATATCTGATTATGAGAATATTAAGAGATTACGCCAAGATGGTAAATCATGCTCTCAAATAGCCACAATGTATAATGTTTCAATATCCCGCATATATCAAATTATAAGTGATTAGATATGCCCCCGCCAGTAATTTTTTAGCAGCTATCCTCCAGCCTACTTCATTCACCCCCTATTTATATTATATCACAACCAACGGATAGAAGGTGTAAAAACTTTTGGCTCATAAAACGCCAAAGCAAGTGAATCTGCTTTATCAGGCGACTTCAAATGATATGTCCTTTTCATTTCCTCTTTACTTACTATCTGCAATTTCTTGTCTGAAGCTATCTTGAAACGGATAGAACTTAGCTGTGCAATTAAATCCTGGTCGTCTGGTATTGATATAATTCCTGCTTCAAACCTCTTTCTAAGATTGTCATACATCTCAGCCCTGGAATTAACGTAGTGTTCTTTATCCATCGGCTCACCACCGGCTATTATTCCGTTAATATATACTTTCTGTTCTCTTAATCGGTCATATATCCCCGCTCCAAGAGCTACAGCGTCTAAATTGACATTCTTAGGGTCTATATTAAAGCGTTCTATCTTCTGGAGGATTATTCCTGTAGATTCCATAAGGTCTGTTTTAGCCCAAGAGTCGGTATAGATTACTTTGCCACCTTGTCTGACTGTGGCGATACTTGAGTCATCCCCTTCCCTCGCCACATCTTGACCTAACCACTTTGTAGCATCTTCTTTAATATCAATTTCCCTATTAACCGCAGCCCTTATCTGTGCATAAGGGAATAAGAAATTACCACCTTCCATAGCATCCCAGTTCCCATCAAGCCATGCTTTCACGATTTCTTCGGGATAAATAGCCCTCAATTCTTCCTCGTAATTCTCTGGAAGATATGGGTTATCTTTAGGCAGTGATGGTATATAGATAAAATCATCAGGATGAGATTCTATAAACCTCATTTTAACCCACCCAGGCATAGGATTAGCTGTTAAGAAGTATTTTAGTTTAATATCCTTTAGATTTAACGAAAGACGCCCTAAAAGGTTATTAAAATGCATCTCGGTACATTCCTCTACTTGGTCAATAAAGAACCAGCCGATTGTTGTACCCATTTGAGATGCTAATCCTCTAGTATCATCGCCGAGGCCTGTATACCATATCCTAGAGCCGTTATAAAACTGTATATAGTGGTCTGTTGAGTGGTGTTGTGTGATAACAGGCGGATTAGTATAAGAAAGAACATCAATATACTTATCAAGTTCTACCATGACAGTTCTCTTAAAGGCTGGTAGATTCTGCCTGGCCATTATACCAACATTACCTGGATATTCTAAGGATAATTGAATACCCTCAGCTACACCAGCCATAGTCTTTCCACCTCTTATGGCGCCACCGAAAAGTCGTCCCTTCTCAGGAGCTTGATGGAAAAGAACTTGTCTGGGGTGTGGTTTATATAGTTTACTTAAATCTATTGATGGTTTAGACAACTTCACCCCTTATTGCAATAACCTTTCTAACCCTTGCTTTTCTATAACAGTTCTACCAAATTTGCGCAATTCTTCTAATAAGACTTTAACTTTATCCGATGATGGCTCCGGTAAATTATTATGATAGTTGTCAGTCCCTACCTCTACAATAGCAGGGTTTATATCTAATATCCACTGGACAAAAGTATTCAAATCAAAATCCATAATCGGCTCTATAGACAAAAATTTATAAGGCTGCGGAAGATACATCATAGCATTATATCTATCTTCTGTTGATGGTGCTTTTGAAAAGCTTTGGGTGTCTCTATTAGTTTCAATTGTTGCCCCAAAATACAGGTTAGAAAATCGTGATATTCGCCCATGATAAACGGAGGGGTCTTTTGTGCATAAAAGAAATTTAGTATCAGGGAAACTCTGGACTGTAGTTAATATCATATTCCAAACTGTTGAAGGGGCAAACGATATATCCCCCATAGAACACACGAATACAAAATCATCTGGCTTGAAACTTACCTTTAATCTATTAGAGTGAAACTCAGGAACAAACCCATTAGGATAAGCCGATTTTAGTTTACCTTCAGCTAGTTTTCTAGCCCAACAGTAAGAGCAATCAAACCTACATCCCGTAAATGGATTCCAGGTCTTTAATCGCTTGCCTTCATAGGTAAACATTTTACTCATTCTTACCCTCACTTATTGCAATGCGTTGCA